CATACCAACCTTTACCCCATCATTAATAAGTGACTTAACAATAAGACCGCAAGGTGTAGAAAGTACTTTTGATTTACCGAAGAATACATTATTATCTTCATACATTTCTGTTACCATATGACAGGCACGTTCTAGATCAACATCAGCAGTCGTTGGATGATTAAGCTCACCCATAGCTCTACCTGGTTTAATCATCTCTTCGTTATACCGGTGTACTTCCTGGCGTAACTCATCAATAGGGTATAGCCGCTTATTTTTATTAACACCTTCTGCCATCATATAAGGACCCTTAATAAAAAGAGTTGATGGTGCATTTCTATTGCTTTCCTCAACAACATATTCAAATTGATCGTTAAGGGCCGGTTTTTCTACTAATAGATTAAGCTTTAATGCCATATGTATATTTATGCTAGTACTAATATAATCTATCAAATAAGGTGCTTTTCAGTAAGGATTAGGAAATCTAAACCTTTTCTCCTACAGAACTCTTTAGCTGCAATCCATTTTGCTTGATTTACCATCCACGCTGACTGCTCATATATTAGATGAGCCTTATTTTTATAGTTCGTCTTTGGAGCTTGTGTTTGTTTAGAAGGTTTAATCTCAATTAAATAATGTTTTACATTATTACCTTCCTTTATCGATACAAAGTTATCTACAAAATATCTATGAGCTCTACCGTCTATCGGACTTATATACGGTACAATAACGTTTTCAGATCCCCATTTTATTACATTTGGATTATTATCACAAAAGCGCATAAATTTAAGTTCTAGTCCAGATCTATAAAACGCGGTTGTACCTATAAATTTGGCTTTATTAATAGGTGTAAATACACCTTGTCTATATTTTTTAGAACTCATCTTAATTCGCTATAAAAAATTGTTTCGCCATGCTTAAAATTATGCAGAGTATTAGATTGACGCTTCACTACATATTTACCGTTACGTTTTAATTTTGTTAGTGTTGGTTGTGAGAATTTTGTCTCTGTTAAAAATTCTCGTTCATTTTTATATTTGTATGTACCTAAATGTGATGTAATTGTAAACGGTTTACATCTCGGATCTATATAGTCTTGTCCCTTTAATTCATTTACTGTCTTACCCTTATTCCACGGTCCTTTATACGTATCACCAAATATTTCCTTTGCTGATTTGCCTTTACGTGAGTCAATATAGTCAGGATTGTTAAGCCGCTCTTTCATTGTTTTACTAACTTGACGTAAACTTGTTTCTTTTTGAGCTTTAAGCTCTGCTTCCGTAAATCCACACTCTTTAATACGATTACTTTGATTTATTCCTTTTTGTTGTTCTTTTTCTGTTCGGTGACCTGTATTTAGTCTTGTTCTAAGCGTATTAGCTGCTCTTTCTCGTATCTCGGTAGATTGTAATATTACTGATGTTTTTTTATTTCTTGCTTTCTCTTTATCAGTCTGGCCATGCAATCTAACTCTATCACTAAACGCTTTATTTCGTCTTAGACGAACATCTTCACGCTGTAGAGGTGCGCTTGTAGAATTACAATCTTCATCAATAAGATTTGCAAATTCCGTTGATTTAACTACATCCCACAGCTTCGAATATTTTAATCCATACTCAACCAGCTCTTCTCTTGTATCCTTGATCTCAAGAATAATAGTATTAATACTATTCCCATGCTTTGATAAATGACTAGTCCAATACGTACCTGATCCCTTATATTTAAAGCAATTATCCCTTGTGCCGTGGTGAAAACATAGATATTTTAACCCTGTCACAGTATGTTGTTTTAATAAAAGAAAATACTTTTTACCCATACATATATTTATGCTACGGTGACAGTAATCCACTTAGTTCTTATCTACTAATAATATAATATCAATTACAAAAAAACATACATGGATCTGAATCCCCGAAACCTGCTGATGCACCGGTAGTAAGCATATCTTCTAGTTCTTTTTTCTTAGCAGTACCCTCTTCCAGTAAGCTTGCATTTAGTGTACCGCCTCCTAATATAGCTACACCACCAAACTTACCTCTTACTCTACCAATAACAATCATTGTTAACGCGAGTGCGTACTCATATACCCATTGCTCCTTAACAAGATCACGTAACGGTCTCTCGAGGTAACATGAAATAACACCGTAAAACTGACTCGAACCGGGTTGTGGATACATTTGCAAGTATTGCGTTCTTGCATCAAACTTTAGATCACGTCTAGTTGCAAGGACTTTCTCGCGCGTATCCATCCACTCTTTCATTGTGTACCATGATACAAGATCGAAACCATAATTACCCATCGAATAACTAAAATAGGTTTGCTGCGCTAACGTTTGCTCTAAAGTAAATAAAGAGTTAATACCTTGGTTAGAACCTTCTTCGAAGTCTACTACAGCAGTAACTTTTCTATAATCCATTACATCGTAGTCAAATACATTAGAGTATTGTGTTGCTGTTGCTTCCTGTGATTGAAGTGATATTTTATTTGAAACTGACTCCTTAAATATTGTAGATAATATAGGACTGAATGTAACAATTTTTGTGTATAGTGGTAGATCTACTATTTCAAACTCTGTTAATCCGTTACTAAATACACTTGAGAGAGCAGATGAACCTGTAAATGTTGATGTACTTAACGCTGAAGTAGCTACATATACAGTAGACGGCTCCTCTATAGTAAAATCAGCTCCCGTCCATACAGGGGCATTTGCTATTTTTTGTTGATCAGTAAGACCGGCCTTAGAAAGAGTAAACAGATGATCAAGTCTTATACCTTTATTTTTTTCGTATAACGCTGAACTAAAAATAAGATATTCAGTTGTAAATCCTGCAAATTTAGAAAAATATTCGCAGGCGATCTGAATATTTTGAAATAGTTGATCCTGATGAACCTCAAGTGTAATAAGAGGATAACCAAGAGCTCTTTTAATTCTATCAGATAAATCGCCAAATGTTTCAAGTTTATTATTTAAATTAGTTGATTGAAACGCTGATACAGGTAATACTTCGCAAGCTAGAGCCATATAAGTATTTATCTATTATGCTGCTGGAGGAGGAGTTTCTGGTGCTGGAGTACCACCACCAGCTGGAGCTGCACCAGCCTCAGGAGGAGCGCCACCTAGTGCAGCTTCACCGCCACCAAATGCTGGTGGTATACCACCACCTTCCATACCACCCGCTTCAGCTCCCATACCACCGGCTTCAGCACCGCCAGTTATATCGGCAGCAATAATCTGCTCTCTCCATGCAGGTCCAAGTGAAGCAATCTGTTGTAGCTCCCATTGAAGCTCAGCATCCTTACGTAAAAATTCTCTATTAGCGAGAATATCTTTATCTTTCCATTGTAAATATTTCTTTTGTGCGTATGTCTTAGAGACAAATTCGTTAGATGCAATTGATGCAAAGTTACCTGCTTTCTGTTCAAGACGCTGGCTTTCACGCATCTCGTAGAAGTTCGTAGGTACATTAAAATCAACAACGATATTATTATCTGTAAGTTCAAGCTTATCCCACAGTCCCTTTAATTGTAAATGTGTAATAAATCCTCTTTTTATACCAGTAGCGAATCTTTGTTGCTGTCTAATAATAAATCTTGCCATCTTAAGTTCTTCTCTTAAGATTTCAGCACCATCTCTAAATGCATCTGCAGGGTCTAATCTAGATGTCGGTACTTTAAGCGAACGGTAAAGCTTTTTAATAAAATACATCAAGTCAGTTAATTCACCTAAATTTTGTCCACCTGCAAGCTGACTTACACTTGAGCCTTCTGAGCCCTGTCTTTTTGGAAACCAGAAAGCATCAAGCATTGATTGTGGATTAAACTTTTTAACAACATCATTTTGATCAATATCAAACGTTTTACTTGACCAGTAGTTGCTAATAAGCTTTTTAAGATAAGCTTCTGCTTTAGGTGCAGGCATATTACCAACATCAACATTAAATACAAGACGTTCTGGCGCTCTTACCAATCTATAGATAACAATAGCATCTTCAATAAGTGAAAGCTGTCTATAAGCGCGTCGAGCATTTTCTAAGAATGGTAAAACCATTGTCTTAGATTCATTCATAACACCAGAATTAATATATATAACTTGATTTTGATCAAGAGGTATATGCTCAACCTTTTCTTGCTTATCAGGGTGACGTGGGTCAAAAATTGGTTTTCTATAGATAAATCCACGAACCATCATGTTTTGTATATTATTATATACAGGGTCAATTAATTCAGCAGGTAAATTAATTGCACCTAGAACACCTTCTTGAATATGGTCCTTATGTATAATAAGTTCAAAGAAAAGTTCACCCTCAACAAGTAGCTGTCTAAAGTATTGCCAACCTTTGTTTTTAAGATCAAAATATTCAGCAAATTTGTTAAACTCCTCATCGAGATTAGTTTTGTCTTGCGAGCTTAAATCTGTATGGCGTAGTTTAAGTATTACTTCTTCACCGTTCTCATTTGTATTAATAGTCTCATCACAAAGCTCATCCAATGCATCTGCTACATCTGAATAGGCGGCTATCATTCTATAATCACGTAATCTACCACCCTTATTCTCCTGGATGTTTGCATACATCACCTGACCAAAAGATGAATCT